GTTTCCCAGTCACGATCAGAGGTTGATTCTGCTTCAACCTCTGTCTCGTCATTGGTCGGGGATTCTTCTACTTCAGAGTCGCTATACTCTTCACCAGACATTTCCTTTTCCTCATCAATATATTGAAACTTCGATTCACTCATTATTGCATTACTCCTTCTCCACCTTGTGGTGGGGGTTTTTGTTGTTGTTGTTGTAACTGGACTTGAGCTTGGCGTTCTTGCTCAAATTTCTCCAGTATCTCATCGGATGCTTCCATGTCGGATAGTTCAACGAAAAGTGGGAATAAACTAGCGTACCCATTTCGTACTAATTCGCCAACTTGGTTAGCCATTAACGCTCTCATCGTTGGAGTATTTTGACCCTGGTCTAAGACCACATCAAACTCCATTGTTGAGAAGTTGTCCAAAAATTTGCTGATGATCTGATTGACTTCTGCCTGTTCTTCAGGTTCCACCTTATCAAATTCAGCTCCAATAATTCTTTGTATCTTATCAACAGAATAATACTGCTGCATATTAGACACTGCCATTTCTAGTGTATTCTTCTTACAAGTGTCTAAGTTCTCCATCTGCTCCATTAAGGTATTCATACCTTGACGAATCCTAGTCTGTACAGCAAGTCCTGACTCTGTAGAAGAGGTGGCCCTACCCATCATTGGGTCTGTAGCACCACTGATCTCTTTTGCATCAAAGTCACTTCTCTGTTCAAACGAAGCAATCGTTGGTACAAGTGCTGTATGCTGATTAGACCATTGACTCATAAAATCAGATATTCTGCCCTTAAATCCAGGTATGCCTATCCATTCTCCATTTGCTGAAGCTCTATTCATCTGGTCTGCAGTAACCTTGTTTCCTGTAAAGATACCACCACCCTTTGGAGAGCGATTAATAATATCTAAGGCTTGTGACCTACGCTTATTCTTCTCTCTTTGAGGGTCTTTTAAATTCTCTACCAATCCAAATGTTTCTACATTATCACCATAATCTTCAAAGGTATAGAAGAATGGTATTAATGGAAACTGATTATGTCTATATGGATTTGGTGTTTTTTCCTGTAAGACCCTTGCACCTGCAAATACAGTTACATAGGTCTTAGGAACGCTTTTAGAAACCACATTTAACTCTACAGGAGCAACTTCCATCTCAGGTCTTTCCATAATACTTCTAATCGCTTCATTGGCTTTACGCTTGGTCTTGAAACCTTCCTGAGAAAACCGTCCTGTTTGTGGATTAACTAAGTAAAATTCTTTTTCGTACTCTCTTTCCCATAACTCAATAATTCTTATCTTCTTACGATGTGCATCCATGTTATAGGCTTCCATGCTTTTAAAACCGTAGTTAGGATCTACATTCTTATATTTGTCGCCTAACTGTATGCCCGTTAAAGATTCTTCACCAATTAAAGACTCTTGTATATCTTCAGCGTTTTTAACATCCCTCAGTGCATCTGGAAACATATCCTTTGCTTTAGAGATAGATAATAGTTTAGTACGAGCTAATCTACCCCACTGTGAACAATCAGGAGTAGTAGCCTCTGGATCCATTAATACATTAGCCCACGACTCTCTTCTGATATTTATCTTACTATCAAAGTATTCGCCTGGTTCTACTGATAGGTCTACCCATCCTCTACCTGTAATTACACCGTCCTTAAAAACACGACTAAATACATTATGTAAAGACTGGCTTTTATCTAAATGATATAAAAGCGAAGTAATTAACTTAGCTTCATTATCATCGTTCATTTCCACGGGTCTGGCACGGTATGATGTTCTGCCTTGCCTTTCAATACCAGTCACTAGGTTCACTTTTGGAAGGATGATGTTGAGCTGAAGGGGAGGACGTCCCTCTGCTCTTAGCTTTGATATATCAGCATTATCCCATTGTCCAGTTCCGTACCCACCCGTATAAAAATACATAGATTCTCTTGCAGATTGCATAAATGTCCTATTACTGCTCTGCATTGCTTGAAATACTTCGTGTAAATATGATAAATCGCTCATGTACCCATCCAACTTGTTGTGCGTTTAAAGAAACTCGGTGTTTTGTACGAGCTTCTGCGTTTCGGTTTATTTGAACCTTCTACCGCATGAACTAAATATCTAACGCAGTCCATAGCGTGGTCATTCTTTTTCACAGGCTCTTCTGGTGCGCTTTTCTCGCTATGCCCATGTTTTAATTCTTTCCATTTGTAATCCATGATCTCGTCTAAGAGAAATCCCATATTCCTAACATCAAAGAACTTTAATTGACAGTGACCGTTCTTATCAGTCGTTAAATAGCGTGCTACCCTGTCAAATCCTGCTCTTTTATCGTTATTAGCTCTCTCCCACTCAATGCCATACTCTTCCCACTCATCGGCAATAGAGTAACCGTCCCTCTCTGTTCTATTGATAGACGGGTCGGCAATAAACTCATAGTCCATACCAGTCTCTAACCTATCTTCTACCATCGGTACTATCTCATCTATCCTCATCTCATCACCATAAACAATGTCATAAACAAAGATATTCTTCTCGTCATCTACCGCTGCAAATAAAATGCAGGTCGGATTTTTATAACCATAGTCGTAAACCACATATCTATTCCACCACTTGGGCATTTCAAAGGGTTTTATCACATGAACCTTTTCGTCAAACATCGGATAAACCAAACCTGCAAAATCGTCCCAACTGCAATATACATAGCGATTCACCCACATTGGAGGCATGGAGAGTAAATGTTTGATGTAGTCTGCAGGGAGGTGTGGGTTATCGCTATAAACTCGTACTTCTTCATCTGTCTCAGGAGCAGGGACATCTGGTGTCCAAGTCCTGGTTTCAATTAATCTATAGTCCCCTTTTGTAACATTCTGTTTTTCTTTATGTTGTTTAAACTTTTTCCATACCCAATCATGTCCTGCAGGGTTACAAGTATGAAAACTGCAACGCATTACACCCTTCTTTCTTAATTGACCTGCTGCAGCAATAAATGTACTCTCTGAAACCTCTTCTAACTGGTCAAAGGCATACCAACCTAGATTCATCGATTTAATACGCTGTATCGAGTCCCTAGAGTCGTCTAAGGCCATATATACAATCCTAGACCCATTCTTAAAGATAATTTCTCTATCTTGAGACCTGTGCTTGGAAACAAAACCACCTGCTAAGTCCAGAAGTTGAATTAGTGTTGATTTCTTGAACGCATCGAGTACCTTACGTCCCATTAGTCCTAAGTTATTCTCGTAAGCTGCACTTTGTTGGATAGCTTCCATGCACATGGCCTCGGTCTTTCCTGTTCCTAAACTGCCTGCAAGCAAGTGATGCTTGCTCCAACCTGTATATAAATGATATTCCTGCTGATGAGGTAACGGATCGGTCGGAGTTCCATCAGGAAACTTATAGGTTACTAAGATGTCATCATTCATGCTGTGTTCTTGTATAACTCTTTCCAGTTTATTGGCAAACTACCGTCCGTTTCTAATTGAAATATTTTAATCGCCACATCGACAATTTCTTTAGATTCTACTTTATCCAATCCATATAACTCTCGCAATATGTCAAGTAAGAAGTCTCTAGGTGACAAATATTGTATATTTCCTTCATTATCAACTGCATAAGGATAATACCTCATTTGACATTCTTGATCATTTTAGCACGGTCTTTTGGAGTAATTCCTGCGACCATGACATTTACTTGCGTGTTATTGTTTTGCATTCTGTCTCTATATTTGTGGGGGTCTAGGGCCTTTAACTGAAAGATACGCTCTGCAGTATTCTTCCCCTCAGAAGCCTGCTCATACGATAACTTTTCAAGACCATCTAGTCTTTCTTGATTAAATGATTTGCGAAGGACATCAACAGCTTGTGCAAACTGGGGGTCGTTCTTCATCGCATACTGGATACTACCATAGTAATACCCCATCTTATTTGCTGCTATGGAAGGAAATCCGTGACAATCTACCATTGTCTTTAAAAAGGCATCTTTCTTATCTTCGGTAAAGCGTACCTTTTTACCTGTGTCGATCTGTAGAGTGTTTAAGAAATTGGCATAGTATTCGTTGTCGTGAAGGTTTTTGACCGCCTTTTTGACAGCCGACTTCTCCATTTCCTTTGTTGATTTTTTTCTGTGTGCGTCCTTCAAATTGAATGTTACAGGTCTTAATTCATTAATAAAACTTAAACCTAAATCTGTATTTTCTATATTAGTCTTTTTATTAATATCTGAACTTCTTGTCCAAGAAG